ACAAGCAACGCACTGTTATATTCAGTTGCAATTGCCACCAACAAGTTACCATAATCTTTGGTAGTTAACTGACCCTTATACTCCGCTACTTGTGTCAATGTGTCAACATCAAATACATGAAATGCACTATAGTCAGCACCATCACCACGAGCACAGTCAGCAGATACGATATAGTTTTTGCTATTGTCTGGACGATCCCAAATCCACAAATCTTGACTTGCTCCACGTTTTTCAACTGGATCTTTGATGTAAGTTTGTTTGTAAAACTCAAGAGTATCAACCGACACAACTTGATTACCAGATGTTGAAAAGTCACAATCACACTCTTGAGCAGCACCTTTTACACCAGACAATTCAGTTTGTTTGTCACGCCAAGCTTGATCACGTTCTGGATGTAAATGCCATGGTAATCTAATTGTATTGAAACCATTTTCTCCAGCTTCGGCAGCAACCCATGTCTTGTGGAAAAAGTTACCAACACCATTAGGGGTCGATAACAAAATAGCTCTACCACCAGTTGACAACGTATACTGAGCAGACAACCAAATTTCTTCAATACCATCAATGAATGCAGCTTCGTCAATGATTAGAAGTGACAATGCGGCAGAACGACCTGCGGTTCCAGCACTTGACACAGCTTTAATTTGAGAACCATTTTTAAGACGTAGTGACAAACGATTATCTTCTACACATGGAACTTTTAACCATGTAGGAAGATTGTCATTGGCAAATCTAACCTTTGTAACAATTTCTTTTGCAGTCTCTTGCGTGATACTGATGATCAAAATGTTCTTGTCTGTATGGAACGTCATCAACCACAAACTATATGCTGCCGTCAAAGTAGAAATACCCATCTGACGACTCTTTAGAATGATGTTGAGACTATGATCCACCATGTCTTGTAGAGCACCTTCTTGGAAGGGATACAAGTCAAAGTTGCAGGTTCCCTTGACGGGATGTTGAATTTTGACATACTTCTTCATGAAGTATATCGGATTTTCAACACACTTCTTATACTCCTGCTTTATTATTTCTCTTAGATTTTGCTGACTCATATTCTTTTTCTAAATTGTCAATAAACGTGTCGATTTCTGACAATCTAGCATTTACATACTCAAGATCCTTCAAAACATCTTGTTTGATCTTATCAAGACCGGTCTCACCCTCCCACTTTTCTATAGAACCATCTTCGTTGATAAACTCAAGAGGTTTACCCTCTTTTTCTTCACACCACTTGAGAGTTTCATCAAACTTCTTTTTGTATTCAGACAAAATTGCTTTCTCATTCTTAAAGTCACGGATCTTGTCAAAGTATTCCCAAGTTCCATCCATCTTCATCTTAGTTTCATTGTTAGTGAAACAGTCATAACACAAATGTGTCTTGGGCCAAACTTGTGAATCCAAATAGTTACCCCAACGAACGTCGGCACTACATTGCTTACAAATTTGTTTGTTGTCGATTATAACCTTCTTTGGAACTCGACGTTTACTACCATTCTTCCAAACCCATTTACGACCTTGACCATCCTCCCACTCTTCACCTTCTTTACGTGTGGCGTTATTTATGTCTTCGGTGTAACCAACTTGTATAAATGGTCGATTTCCGTCCAGATAATCTTTTACAATCTCCAGATTGCTTTTGCCTTGTGCTCTTTTCATAACCAATATTTATTTATTTTATTTCCCAAAACCACTTTGTAGTCCCTTAATAATGAAACTACCAGTTATTTTAAATGGACTACTGTGAATACTAGGATCTCTGACCACGATTCCTTCGTGTTTTTCAAGATCACCAATTTCACTAGTAGCATTCTTTAATATTTCATCACCAAGTTTGATTGTTGCCAAATATACAACTGTATCATTGACAACTTTATCTATATCTTGTCCCTCAAAATCCATAGCAATATTCTTACTAGCAACAGCCTTTTGGAACTGTTCACGGGTAATCAATGGTGTTTGAATATTTACATCTTTTAACCAATCCTTCAAACTCTTTGTGACTGGATTGCCTTGTGGATACAAAGTAACCTTTTCACCGAGTGGTTTGGAGAGGTTTGGCTTGGTCTTAAACTTGGTGTCAACACTACCCAATACCTTAAATCCACGTTTCTTAGCAAACACATTCAACTTATTGATATATGATTGCATGACTGTCTTATCATAAGGAATTTCAGTAGCTACTCTGGATTTGACACTACCATCCTTACCAAACGTCTTGGGTTTGATTTCTTTCAAACCGTGAATTGCCAAGAAGTTACCAATGTCTTCGTAACCCAAAACATTTGTTTGTCCCTCAACATATTCAACGTTCAACAAAATGTTTGGATTGTTCAACAAACCAAGAGCCTTCAATTCGTTTGTTGTTGATGGAATTGCATCATCAAAAATTTGAATTACAGTAGAACCAATCTTGATGAATCCATGTTCAGCACCTGTTTCTGGATTTGGTAAAAATCTAGCAGATAGATCTTGTGGACGCATTCCCTTGATGTCTAATGGTTTTGCACTACCACGGTCCATCACAAATTCTCCATTAACTAAACGAATACTTGCATTAACACCGTCAATCTTTACACTGCCAGTTCCCTTTTCCAAAGAATTAATGGACTTTTGAAAGATATCAACTAGTTGTTTTCCGTTGGATGCAAAGTCAAATGGATGTTCCATGTGGCCACCAGCACCACCTTCTCTAAGAACTTCCGACAAAATATTACTCAGCTTTATCATATGGTTTAATAAATGTTTTTTCGAATGTAGATACGCCTTTTAAGTATGAACGTTTGGTTTCATCAAGGGCATCATCTGTAAATTGCCAATTCCAAAACAATTGGTCTGGTGTCTTGAATCCAAAAAATTCAAGAACACTCTTTTGTGTTTGAACAACGTGTTTACCATTCCAGTTCTGACCAACAGCAATAAATCCAGCATCAATATCTTTAACTAGATTGGACTCACCCAAAGTCGAGTGTCTATTTTCAATCCAAGTCAAACGTTCAATCAACTTTTGATAATAACCGTTGGCTTGACCCCATCTGACACTTGCAAAAAATAATACACAATCACTCTCAAACAACTCCTTACTGATCTTCCAAAGTTCGTCACCCTTCTCATTTACACTAGCCCAACAACGATGATGACCACTTGGATTTTGTTCTTTGTTTTTCAATAAAGCACCAATTGTTCCACAATGGTTGCCACCAAACTCTTTGTTGCTACTCACATTACCTTCACATGGAACGATGTGTAGTTTTGTTGTGTCAATCAATGTTACTTTTTCTTTGCCAAGCAACTCTTGAATTTTAATGGCTAACTGACTGCTTTTTGGAACATCGTCTTTATGTTGAGACCAACGATTACTTGTAGTCAATAGTAACACTTTGTTTTTACTACGCAAATAATCCATGGTCTTCTTGTATTTTTTAGCATACAAGTCCATGTCTTGTTCACTTGCTGGCAATTTAGCCTCTGTTAGAAGGTCTGATAGACTAATCATCGCATATAAATATGTGGTGTTCTCAAAAAATATCTATATTAATTTATCAATCTAGTCTGTTCAAATAAACAAAAAACCCCGGCTTTTTAGGGCCGGGGTCTTGATTTAGTTTACTCTAGGTTATTCACCGAAAGTAGCACCAGTTGGCAGAATGTTGAAGTCAAGCAATATGAATTCAGCAGTTCTGGTTGGTTGAATGAAGATTTGACCGTAAAGAATATTGCGATCAATCAAGTCAGGAGTGTTGTTTTCAGCATCCATCTTAACTTGGTAAGCATAGATACCGTTACGTTGTTGAACACTCTCCAAGTATGGATTGACGATACTCAAGAAACGGTTACGTGTAGCAGCTACGTTTTGTTCGAAGACCAAGTAGTTGCTTGAACTTGCGATAAACTTCTTCAAGTTGATCAACAAGCGACGAACATTCACACGATCCAAGGCACTTGGTTGGATTTGAAGAGTCTTTTGACCCCAAACCACGATACCTTGACCTGGGAATGCGGCAATTGGATTGACACGGTTCTCATAGAGAGTGTCACGTTCAGCATGAGTCAATCTGTCAAGAACTTGAACAGCTTGTGGGATTCCACCACGGTTTAGACCGGCTGGAGCATACCATTCAGCAGCTGCGTTGTCGTTAGCGGCATAAACCGATGGCAACACCACAGAAGGTGGAACACTGATAATCTTGTTCAAGTTAGTGTCGAGGATCTTGACCCATGGGTAGTAAGTTGCGACGTAGTTACTATCAATTGTAGCAACCGTGTTGATTGCAGCATTGATCAAACCTACGCTTTGGTTACTTGCTGGGAACACCACGTTATCCATGATATAGAAACAATCTCCACGAGCTTCACACATATCAATGGTGATCTCGGTGACATAGCTGTGTTGTTCACGGAAGATACCTGGCAACACGATCAAGTTGATATCAAACTCATCGGCGTTACCGAGAGCAGTGATACATTGCTTGTATGCGATACTACCTGGGCTTGTAATGTTTGTGCAATCCAAACCTTGGGTATTACCAGCAGTGATGTCAGATCCAACGTTGATTGGAATTGCTGGCCATTGACCATCAAATCCACCTTGGAATCCAATCACGAACTTACGAAGTCTTACATAAGTAGATTCGTTGACTGGATCGTATACTGAAGGAATACTACCACTCAAACTTGGAGCGAGCAACGAGCCTGTGCTTGCTGCTACACCTTGAGCATAGTATGAACAATCAGTTGTTCCCCATACCTTGGCTTCAAGATCGAAGTCGATGTTTTCACCGTTTTGATCTGCACCACCGTAGTATGGAAGTGGCTTGAAGTATTGTTTTGTATCGTTCTCAATACCAACTCCGAACGAAGCGGTAGGATATAGAGCAGCGATTTCAGCTCCACTTTCTGGAACTTCACCGAACACTGTTCCCGATGGATACTTACCAGGTCCAAGACCATAGATAGATGCCTTACTGTAACGAACTGCTGGCAACAAGTTACCAAGAGTTCCGTCTACTGGAGTTGAATATGATTCGAAACCGTATGGAACAACCGATTGTGGGTATGCCACATCAGTCATTTCGATACGAACATACTTACTCAAGTTTACGTAAGTTCCGTATTCTACGATCTTACTGGTGTTCGTAATGTAAGCATAACGATCACCAATACGACGTGCAACAAAGTTTGCACTGTCTGGATCAAGGTTCAAGTTTTGGAAGATTTCGAGATACTTAGGACGCTTATCGGTGTCACTGTAAGCACGAACAGCAAGAGTGAATGAACCCCAGTTGCTGCCTGGAACAGTTCCGGCCAACTTAACGTTGCTAATTTCGATCTTATACTTCTTGTTGCTCAAGCTACCATCACTTAGAGTGTGAACCTTGAACAACTTGAACTTGGTAGGAACAGCAACTTCATCAGCGCTTCCCTTGAATGGAGCAATTTGTTGACTGTAGATCCATGGTGTCTTAGCATTTGTGATAGCAAATTGTGAATCACCACTGTTAGGATCTAGTGAGTATTGATCCAAGAACTTCATAGACTCACCAACACTGAACGAAGCAGATGGAGCAGTTGCTACTTGCAATCTCCAACCACCACCCTCCGCATTTGGACGGGTCTTTTCAGCAACGAATCTCTTGATGGTGTCTTCGAAGAGGATGTAGTTATAAGCAGCCTCAATCTTTTGACCAGCAATTTGCTTAGAAGGATTACCAACAGTTGGATCAATTCCGAAAACGTCCTTGATGTAGTTGTTGTCGTCTTCATTCAAACTGAAGTCATAGTAACCATAGGTTCCGTCAGAAACGTTACCATCAGTATCAGTCCAGTTGTATCTCAAGATAAGTTGATAAACGTTGTCGTTTGGATTTACAATACCTTGATATGGATATATTGAACTGGTCAATTGACTTACAGCAGAGGTATCGAATCCGTATACTTCATAGTCGCTACTGAATTGTGTCGAAGCATTTTGGGTGTTTGCCAAAACTGCGAGCACAACTGGTGAACGACCAGTAGTAGATGGATTACATGGATCAGATCCACCCGAACCATCAGCTTGGAAGTTTCCTGTAAATGCTCCGTAAGAACCACTCACAAGACCCAAGAATCTCAATGCGGCACCGCAAGTTGCGGCACTACGAACAGTGGCAAAACTACCACTCTTGACATACAATGTGCTTGTAGCATCAAATGTATCTTGATCATATGCCAATGTAATATTGGTTGTAGCACCACCAATATTCAACAAGCTTGAAGTCAACAAGAAGGAAACTTCAGTGCTTTCTTGAATTGCTCGAGCAATTTGTGTTTGTGGTGTAGCTGTGCTACTTCCTTGAGCACTAGAACTCAAGAAGAAATACAAACCAACAGATCCCGAAGGTGCCAAGTTGCCACCATCATCGAAGTATCTGCTGAGTTGTGCAGTTTCTACTGTTCCAAGACTTACTTGTTTACCAGCATACAACTTACTACCACTCAAGTTACCAGTTCCATCATAGTTGGCTGGGAAACCACTGGTCAATGCGGCACTACCAAATCTTGCATTGATACTACCACTAATTGTCAAGTATGAACAATCAAATGTTGAATAAAGATGTGGCGAGAATGCGGTGTTCGCACCAGTTTCTCTGTGAGAACACAACTTTGCATTTGCACCAACACTTGTATCCAATACTACGAATGGGAACTTGACTTGTTGATTATTGATCTTAGTTACCGAAGCAGTCAAATAAGATCCAGATCCGGCTGGGAATCCGGCCACAATATTGCCCGTAATACCACTATCTATCAAAATAGAGGTAAATGCACCAGAACCAGACTTGAAAATATATCCACTTGGTGCCCATTGTGTGACATCAAACCATGCCAAAGCATAGTCAGAACCACCACCTGAAGGAGTTACCTTTAGTCCGTTATCAACAATCGAAGCACTAAATGCTGAATCAGCATTGTATGTGGTCAAACTTACCAATTGATAAGCATCTTTCAATGCTACAAGAGAAGCAGACAAACTGTTGA